AGGTCAGGGCCGAGGGGCGCTTGATGGCAGCCTCGGTGATCGTGACCAGGTCGCCGCGCACGGCGTCGCGCACGGTGATGACGTTCCGGCCGTGGCGGGCCGCGCTGGCCGTCTGGTACTTGAACAGCTCCATGAGCAGGTTGTTGACCGGGCTGGTCTTGAGCAGCCGCACGGTGGCCGTGCACGAGCTGCCCACGGCCAGGGAATGCATCACGGAGCCGTCGGCTCCCGTGGTCATGGTGGACTGGTCGCTCACCGGGTCGATGCTGATTCCCTCGGTGGCGGTGCCGTCCTTGATGCTGAAGTTGCCGCCGGGGCCGTCGATGGTCGCTTCGATGTCTGCGAAGCTGTAGCTGGGCATGATTCAATCCTCCTAGCGGTTGATGTCGATGGTGATGTCCACGCTGTGGATGGCCCCGGCCAGCTTCACCGCGCACTGGATGGGCGGCGCGATGCGCTGCTCGCGCTCGCTCTGCGACTGGTCCACGATGGGCTGGCTGTAGATGTAGTAGCCCTTGGGGAGGTAGGCCCCCTCGACGAGCTGGCCGAAGCCGTCCGTGTTCCAGGTGCCCGGCGCGATGAGGCCGTTGGCCACCCCCTGCTCCATGACCTGGGCGATGCGCGCAATGATGCGGCTGACCCCCTGCTCCGTCTGCGGCACCTTGGTCTTGCTCTGGTAGAGCAGGTTGTAGACCTCGGTCTGCACGGCGTTCTGGAGCCAGTCGGTGCCGTGCACCTCGTCGAAGAACGCACCGGAGCTGACCACGCCCTCCTGAAGGATGGCGGTGTCGTTGTCGTAGTTCACGAAGACGTTGCAGTTCTTGCCCGCGAGCACGGTGGCCTGGCTTTCGGTGAGCGTCTCGGCGGCGATGCCCGGCTCCTGCTTGAACTTGAGGGTGATGGTGGTCCTGTTGCCGCTGAAGTTCACGGTGAAGGCCCGCCCGAACAGCGACGCCACGGCGTGCTTGTTGGCGCTGTACTGCACCACGCTTCGGGCGTAGCCCAAGGCCTTCAGCCTGGAGGCCAGGTCGGTGGTGAACGTGCTCTGGAGGATGCGCTTGTCCGTGACGGTGAAGCCCGCCACGCGGCTCTTGCCCGTGCCTTCGACGAAGGCGGCCACGTCGACCAGCTCGTCGTCGGTGATGTCGGCGCTGGCGGCGAACATCAGGCCGTACCACTCGCCGGACACGTCGGCCAGGGCGGCGGCGCATTCGGCGGGGGTCTCGGCGTCGTAGCCGGGCACGGGCGTTTCTGCCAGGGCCTCGGTGAGCCCGAGCATGGTGCTGATGTCCGTCCCCGCCTCGGGCGCGGTGGCGTAGTCCAGGAACGCGCCTTCGCCGGTGGCGGTGGTGGTGATGGTGAAGCGCGTGCCGTCCCAGGCGCAGGTCGCGCCGGACTGCCCGGCCCCGGCCAGGGCGGTGGTGATGACGCTGGCCACGCCGTTGAGGTTCGTCTCCCCGGAGAAGTCCAGGGCGCTCAGGCTGGCTTCCACGCCGTCGACCTCGATCTTCATGGCCCCGTCGGTGACGGCGGTCCAGGAGTCCAGCTCCGTGGTGGCCACGCCGCCCGGCAGGATGCCCGGGGTGGCGGCCTGGAGCCAGCGGCCAACGGCCATGATGGAGGGCGTGGGCGACTGCGAGAAGAACAACTCGGCGGCCAGGTACTCCGGCGCGCTCAGGCCGAAGTCCTCGGCCACGGCGTCCAGGGTGGAATAGAAGCGCAGGCGCTCCAGGCCGGTGATGACGTCCGAGTCGCCAGCCACGCACAGCACCCCGAAGTTGCGGCGCGGCGTGGCGGTCGGCGACAGGTAGATGGACACGTTGACGATGCGGTTGACGCTGAGTCCGGTTGCCATGGTGGTCTCCTAAAACTTGGTTGTCCTGCCGGTGTCGGTGACGATGGTCCCGCTCGCGGCGTCGATGTTGAGCACGCCAAACTCCTGGCGCGTCTCCCATTGCATGGTGATGGGCAGGTCGACACGGCGTCGCCACTGCCCGTTCTTCAGGTCCGGCGCGTTGCGGGGCTCGCCGACGCTCGTCAATGCCAGCCCCTGGGCGCGCAGCTGGGCGCGGTTCTGGCCGATCTGGAGCCCGTCGCGCAGGCGGGTGGCCATGCCCAGTGCGCCCGGGCCATAGAACGTGGCCATCAGCTCGATGCCGCACCAAGTGGTCACCACGTTCGATCCTCCGCCGGCACCGTCATGCTGCTCGGATGAGGCGGCTTCCCTGAAATCCGTCACGCCGATGGCGCACCAGGTCTCCTCGCTGCCCGGGCTCGTCGGCGGCTTGGCCTGCCAACGCGGGCGCACCAGCTCGGCGGCCAGGCCGGTCACGCCCACGACCATCTCCTGGAGCGAGTTCTCCAGGGCGTCCTGGTCGATGTCCGCGCCCAGGGGCGTCAGATAGCCGGGCGTCGCGGTGGTGTTGCTCATGCGACCTCCCGACCGTGGCCGGACGTCGCGCGCGCGAGCGCCACGCAGAACCCGGCGGTGTCCATGAAGTCCTGCACCTGGAAGACTTCGTAGTCCTCGCCCTTCCAGGTCACCCTGTCGGCGGCCAGCGTATCGGTCCCCGTCGTGAGCAGCGTGGGGGTGTAGATGGCCACGATCTCCGAGGACCTGTCCTCTGCGTCGAGGCGTTCAAGCTGCTGGTCCGTGGCGGGCAGGATCGTGCCCGGCTCCGGCGAGCTGGTCGGCGCCAGCACCGTGCGACCGTGGGCGTCCACCGACTCGGTGGAGCGGACCAGACGAAACCCGGGGCCATCGGCCAGGAAAGCGAAGTCCAATGTCATTTCTTCTCCACCACGTAGGTAACGCTCTTGCGCATGGTGCCGGTGTCCTGGAGCGGGTTCACGGCCCCGCGTTCCCTGCGGCTCTTGCCGCGCTTGATGACCTTGCCGTCGTCGTTGCGTTTGGCCGGGTCGCGCTTGTTGAGGGTCGCCTCGGCCAGCTCGTCCCAGTCGTTGTCCACGAACTGCGCGCGAACGCTGTTCTGGCCGATGATCCCGGCCCGCTCCAGCGCCTTGTTCACGCCGCCCGCGTTGCCCTCCAGGGCCTTGCGCCCTGCGTCGCGCAGCTGGTCGACGATCTTCTTGTGGGCGGCCTTGATGCCGGGGATCAGGAACGGCCTGGCGGGCAGATTGTTGTCCGGGCTGCCGTGCTCGTGGATGTAGCCGAGCTGGGCGTTGGTCACGGGGTCGCCCTCTTCGCCGGGCCGCTCCTTGTCCATGGGGATGCCCACGAGCACGGACGAGCTGGTAAGCAGGCGCATGGCGCGCCCGACGTCCAGCACCTTGTCGGTGGCCACGGACATCCCCGACTTCATACGACCGCGCCCCCAGCGCCGACGAGCTGCACCAGGTCGTGGAACTGCTGGCCATAGATGGTGGCGTTCCAGTGGCCTGCGTCCGCCTTGGCGGTGGCCGAGCCGGAGTAGGCCTTGGCCTCGGACACCGGGCCGACGGTCTTGGACTCGGACGCCAGCGGCCCGCGCGCCGCGTCGGCCCCGCCGGTCCCGTCCGTGGCCTTGTTGGCTTCGGCCTCCAGGGTCAGCTGGTGCGCCACGAACAGGGCCGTGCCGTCGTCCAGCATGTCGCCCCAGCGGGCGGGCGACAGCCGCAAGGCCGCCGCCCGAAGCCAGAACGCCACACGCACGTCGGGGTGCAACGCCTCCGTGAAGGAGGGAAACGCCTCGCGAAAGGCGGCGACGTCCATGGCCTAGCCCTCGCTTCCGGTGTTCTGGGCGGCCTGGTACTCGGCCCAGGCGGCGGCCACCTGGTCGGCGCTGACGTCCACGCCCAGGGCGGCCTCGACGGCCTTCACCGTGGGGGTGCCGTCCTTCTTCATGTCGTCGTCGGTCAGGCTGGGGAACACGGCCAGCAGCTTGGCCTTCAGCTCCTTTTCCGTAGGGCCGGTGTCATCGTCCCCGGCGGGCTGGGCGTCGTCGCTGACGAGCGTGATGAGTCCCGCCTTGATGCGGGCCTTGATGAACCAGTGCTCGAGCTCTTCTTCCGTAAGCTCTGCCTTGCCGGGCTTGAACACGCGGATGGGCTCGCCGCCCTTCATCCGGACGTTGAAGCCCTTCTTGATCTCGACCGTTGCCGTCGTGGTGGTGGTGGGCATGGTCTGCTCCTTGAATAGGGCGGCCCGCCAGGGGCCGCCCTGTGGTTGATGGTTCGGCCTAGAGGCCGTCGGCGTAGCCCACGGTCTCGGGGTAGACGAACTCCACCTC